GAAGATCACTTGTTCGTGCTCTAAACCAACCAAGGCTATGACATCGCAGTCTTTGTTAGTCATGACGCGTTTTGTTTTGCCACCAACGCCCAGATTAAACTGATAGCCTTTTCGCCCATATCGTGAGCAATCTAATTTTAGGGTGCTGGACTTGACCTGAATCCGAACCAGCCTATCTTCATGATAAGCAATGACATCTATTGTCTCGAAGTTGACGACTTTGCAGGGGATGTTGTTCTTGAGCATCCGGACTGCACAAATGTGTTCACCAATGGATCCTAGATCCAAGGTCGAGTGCTTCATACTATTCCCCCCATGTTTGTAATGGGATAGTATCACATCGCTATTTATCTTCGTTCTCCGCCAACGCCTTTATGCGTGCGACCAAACGACCCGCTCTGTTTGGTAGTTGCCGATACCACTTCGAGTCCATCATCTGATAAGCGGCCTCTTTCCAGTCGCGTGCGTCTACTGCGGCCTTCATCTTCTTAAAGTTGGACAGGCGCGGGTATCCGAGGTTAAAGCACATGTTGGCAATAACCAACTGAGCCTCTTCAGGCAACTCGTCAAAGTCTGGGTAAAGACGCAAACAATCTTCAAGGGTCACTAGAATATCAAGATTGAATCTTTGGCGGACACGCTCTTCTGATACGGGCGTGCCCACGGGCAGGCCGTATTCTGGATCGTGCTCCTTGATGAGTCCTCCAATTCCAAAAGTTGGTAGACCTAAATGATCTAGGTAGATTTCAAACTTGCAGCCTTCGTCCTCTGCAAGCTCTTCACGGAGTCTATCTTTGTTCATGGGGTCGTTCTTCCAAGAGATTGAGCCAAAGCCTGAGTCGCAGGGTCAGGAAGCAAGATTGGAGATACTTGAGCCGAGGTTCCTGCACCACCAGGCATAACCTGTGGTGCTACTGTTTGTGCGGCCTGCGTCAAAGCAGGAACGATCTGTTGCTGGGCGGCTTGGGTAACAGGGCGAACTTCTTCTTCCGTTTGACTTATTGCCATACGGCTACCTTGAACAGTCGCGGCGCCAGCCAACTGCCACATGACTTGAAAGCCTTGTGCAATCGGATCATTAGCCTTGAACTTGCCTGACAGGAATTGCTTGACGCTATTTGGTTTGCGCGAGGCCATCATCATCTTCAGAACAGTAGGGTTACGCAAAGCACTGGACATTACTTTAAACGCTGCGGCAGTAGGCAATGTAGCAAGTGGGTTCGTTATCAAACTAACGATACCTAAACTTAACGCAATGTTTGGAGCGGCAAGACCACCTTTACCAGCAATCGAAGCATTAGATGCACGAACCATGGTTTCCGCCATAGCGTTCAGACCTTCAAATGCATTCCGTCCAAACATGGCATTGATGGTTTCAGGTCCATAAGATCTTAGGACAGATTGCAGTTTACCGCCCAACTTTCCAGATTTGAACGCTTCAACAAAATCATCCGTCATACGAACTTCGCCAGCTTCGTCTACCGTAGCGCCAATCTGTTTTAGGATCCGGCCCATAGAAGCGTCACGAACATTGTTCATTGTTTCTTCCGGCAAGAAGCGTTGCGCCTGCCGGATAGAACTTGGAGTCTTAAATACAGTCTGTGCGATAACTTCTGGGTCACTGGTAGAGCGCAATGTATTGATGAGGACATCTTTATCTAATGCCGCACGCCGTGTTTCAGCGGCTTGCAGATCACGCAGCGCTTGACCCAAAGGCTTACTCCGTAGTTGTTCTACAACACTTGGAGCAAGGTTTGATTTGCCGCGCTCAAGAACAGTCAGAACATCGTTTACATCCTTCAGTTCGTTGCCCAACATCTTGTCAACGGTTGTGCCCTTCTGGCGTATGTTCGCTACAAGTTTGATTGGATCGATGACCTCTTGCCCTGTAGCAGGATCAATGACCAAAGAGCGTTTGACCTGCTCTTGCAGGTACATCTTGGAAAGACCTTGGCGTACTTCTTCGGCCATCTCGGCACCGTTGCCACGAATACGAGCAAGTTCAGCCGCTTCCGCTTCAATGTCACGCGCCGCCTTTTCAACCATCATACGAGTGCGATTGTTTGCTGGCAGATCCTGCACATCCCGCAAAGCCTGTTCCACAGTGCGATTACCAATCTTGCGAGTCTTCAAGATTCGTGTACCCTCGGCAAGATCAACAATACCTGTCTCCGCGCCCAAGGCTTTTCCTGTAGGAACACCACGAATAGCCTTCATCAACTGATCAAACGCTTCTGGGTTGTCTTCTTGAATGATCTTGTCAAACACAAACTTCATGTTCATTTGACCAGAACGGGTTTGTTTGATGATGTCTTGCACCACGATGTTATCAAATCGTCCCACGCTATCTCGATAGAACTGATTTGTGCGGCTCAATAAGTTCAAGGCATCTGCGGCATCCGCCGTAGAAAGCGTCATTTTGAACCCTTCAGGACGGACAATTGAAGGCCCACCTATTGTGGTAAGGGCATCATCCACTCCCATCTTAGACATTTGAGCCAGAGTAATTTCTGCATCTGTAAACGCTTGATTGACAGAAGACTTGAGCGAACCTAATGCCCCCACATTAACATCGTTCAAAAGAGCCGGGTTGCGAGATGCATCAAGCAAGCCTGTGCGAATCCGTGATAGTTCCTGCGGAGTAGCAAAGTCTCCAAGTCCTCTAACCTGTGCAGCAAATCTTGTTGCTCCAATATCAGCGATAGAGTCCTGCGTTAATCGCTCTAGTTCTTTCTTAATCCCAGCCGTGGGGATGATTGCTTGACCACGCAACTTATCATTGACTGCGGTATACAAACGATCAACATCTTCATCAAACACGCGCTTACGCATCCGGATCATCTCATTCAGATTCTGTGGGATGCTCTTTCCGTCCTTCAGATTCCGCATAATCGCGCTAATTTCATTACGAACAGCGTCATCCATCGCCATCTGAGCGTCTGCTAATGTCTGATCGGCGCCCCGATAAAATTTGGCGATATCATTCTTAACGACCTCATCGAGGTTGTTAATCGCAGCATCATCTGCAACACCAAGGCCGCGAAGGTCATCAAGCACCTGCCTGAGATTTATTTCTGCGGCTTTCTGATTTGGAAACACACCCTCATAAACGGCTTGCAAGCGATTCAAGATAGGCCGGAAACTCTCACTGGTAGCACCAGCAACCGTGGGGCGGTAACCTTTATTGATGACTTCACGAGCCTGCGCACGCAACGCTTCGTTAGCCTCGCCCCCTGGACCCTTAATGATGCGGCCAAACAGCTTGGATACGCCTCGACCAAGGCCTTCACCTGCGGCACCAAACACACCTTCCATGGCAACGTCACGAGCGATATCACCGGCAGTTTGAAGTTGTAATCCTTGTGCGGCTTCAATGCCCTCATCTAGGAGTTTGCCTCCAGCGGTAGCGGCGCCCACAATCAACATGCCTGGAACAAAACCTACACCGGAAGCGGCAATCGCGGCACCAGTTCCAGCAATAATTGGCAGTGCTGTGGCTCCGGCAAACTCTTTAACATCGTTGAAAGAGAAACCTTCTTCATCAATCGCAAGTTCGCGACCTTCGCCAAGACCAAGTTTAGTACGGCCTTCTTGTGTTAGGATGTGACGGCCAAGCGGATCTACTCGGTAGCCACCTTCACCAACGACAGTGCGAAGATATTTTGACTTCTCCTCAGTCGTGTCCATACGGCCAAACTGAAAACGTGAAAAGCCACCAATGCTATCCAACCCTGTGCGATAGTCTACACCGGGTTCCTTGTATTCACTGATATACTCTTCTTCAGTAATTTGCTGGCGAGTTACCGGATCCACACCAGCAAGTCGAGCCTGCCGAGCGTAGTCCCTAATCTCTTCCGCACTAGCAGTCGCTAAGTCAACCTGCCCCGCAGTAGGTTGCCTAGGAGAAAACTGTTGCATGATGGCTTGCTGTTCCGCCTCAGTGGGCGCATCACCAGCAATTTCGACTACAACATCACCTTGTGGGGTTTCAACAATGATTTCACCCATGTTTTAATCACCCAATCTTAAATCGAGGTAGCCCCGTAGCGGAGTCTGTCCCCGCCGGAGTAAGACCCAGTTGAGTAAATGTCGCGGTGCCGGAAGTGCTTAGACCAGCTTGTGCCAAGCGTTGTGCTTGTTCAGTAAGACCTAATGCAGCAGACTGTTGTGTACCCGGCTGGAACACTGGAGACAAGGTGTTTGTCACTGTATTCATTGTAGAGAAAGCACCTTTTTGAGCATCCCGCATTTTACCTGCGGCTCTTTGTAGCCGTTTAACCATCTGATCTTCATCTTGTGTGACAAAAGCCAACCGTCCACCGTTCAAGGCTCCAGCGCCAAAATAGGCTTCAATCAAGAAGTCAACATCGCGGTTTGAAATGGAGTTGGCAGACTGTGCCGCGCCAAGAGTAACAGGCACGAGATCCTGAAGTGATGCACGCATAGCGTTTCGTACATCATCTAATGTCTCGTATTCTTTACCAAGATCCATCCCAAAGAAGTTTGCGCCTTCATTCAACATGCTTTTAATAGCAGGAGCTACACCAGTAACCTTACCTTCAGCGGTGTTGATCATCGCTCCTTCAAGCAAGCCAATACCAATTTCAGAAGTAATCGCTGTTGTTACAGCCTCATCATACTTCTTTAATTGAGTTTCATACTCACTCAGGCTGATTTGTTTAGTGTCTAGCTGTTGCTTCAACAAAGCATTCGCTGCTTTAGCTTGGTTGCTCAACGCGGTCAAAGTAGCTGTGCTAGTGATATTCTCCGGCATGTTACCGTCACGAATATCTCCAACATCAATGAAAATGGACTCATTCTCTTTGTATTGTTTGCCTTTATATGTTGTGCCACCGGCACCAACAACCATCTCTTTAACACCGCGTCTCTCGCGCTGTTCAAGACGATCTTCAGCGCGAAGTTTGCCCACTTCACCCAAGCCATACTGCAAAGCAGACAGGTTA